GTTTCAGTTCGTTGATTGTTCTTATGTTCATCTGACCCATGTTCCTCCAATCTTGTTGTGGAATCCGTAATGCATTGTTCCAATAGACAAAAGGTAAACACAAAGATCCTCCTTGACTAGTTGTGGGATCCAGATAAACATGCGGCCGCTGAGATGCTGCTATCACATCTTGGGGAAAGAACGCCCTATTGCGGGTGAAATCATCATTAAGATGCAATGGTTGATAAGACGCTATCGCGCGCCCATAATGAAAACCATTACCATTGATCATGATTCTAACACACAATTTGCAACGGAGCAAGTTAAAATTCGAAATTCGATTTATAACTCTTAAGTTCTCAAAATAGTCAGTCCATGGGTTAAAAGTCTCGAAGAGAGGAGTCGATATGGCCCAATTATAACTACGAATCTTGATAGGTCTCTTGAAGAAATCTTCTAAAGACGCATCTGATGTGTCGGAAACAGCGAAAGTGGGATCTGGAGAACTATCAACAATATAATCCCACTGCGGTGTGTTGTCATTAAAGCTGACATTCTGTTGTTGAGTTTCTAAACTCTGTTGGTTTATAGTTACGCCAAACTTTGGTTGTTGAGTAGTAAGTCGTTTATGACGTTTAGTGGATGACTTATTCCACTACCCGTTTGTCAACCGTTGTGATGGCTAATCACTCTCCTAAATAGAAGTATTCCAAGGGTGGAATGCCAAAATTCTGCAAGCCTAAACATACTAGTTAGTTGACGATATAAGCACGTTCGGTATCCAATACAGAATTCCCAGGATTTGGTTTATTGAGCAAAATGAGGTTCGCTCAGAGGGATGCAATTATGAAGGTCTGCCCAAGACCTAAGGTGGACAAGTTTCTTGAGTCATTCCGAGACTCTCACTGGTTGCGTTTTTCGTGGTCAGCCCAAGACCGGAGATCTACTCGACCTTATACTTCTCCTTCCAATTAGACAAGGCTTCATCATAAGTTTGATCGAGAAGATGGCATCCATGTGCCACATCAGCAGCCTGAGCTACCCGTTTCATCTGCTCTCTACGCAGTTCGTACGTGTGACGTCCATGAGAAAACCACTCTCTCAATGCTCCATCAATGTTAGCCATCGCCTGTTGCTCTTTAGTAAGAGCTTTGGAGTGTAGAGTAGCATGCAAGCTTTTAAAGATAGAATCTTCTTGCAATGCACCCATGATCATGCCGGTCTCTGGGCACGAAATGTTCTTCCTTTTCAACAAGTCAGCATCTTCATCGTGCATGTAAGCAGTAGGTATCGATTCCTTGTCTGGCATAGTAAAGACCATGTCTCTTTCTGCTAAGAACGCTGCCACACTAATGTGGTTAAATTCCGGAAAATCTCGATGAACTGAGCTTTTGGCATCATCACCATAGGTGATCAACGAACATGCACTCCTAAAAGACTTGTTCGTTCTATTTCCAACAATATGAAAGAAGGCACATCTAAACAAAAGCGAATTGACGATCGAATTGATGTACACTGTCAAGTTCTGTCCCGAAGGATTAGAACCAAAATGCTGGATGAGGTCAC